ATGATGAAATATCGTATTCAACTTAATACAGAAACTCAAATGTTTCTAGTTATTGACCGTAACAACCAGCATCATAGTGGCCAAGGATCGACAATTGAAGATGCAATGACTGATTTTTACAGTGATGATGACGGTCATATAATAAGCCCACCATTGGCATTACAATGGTGGGCTTATTATTTTATATTTACTGAACTAAAAAACACTTAAATTGCAAATGGGCTTTATGTAAAAAGCCATACTGGCCCATTCCAGTATGGATAACAATCGTTTGATTAAGCCGCAATTATTCATCAGATATCACTGGAGCTAACCGTGCAGCACACCTGAGAAACACTAGATTTAAAGCATTTGCCTTGAATACATGTCTAGTTAGGTTATGCTAGAGATGAGCCTCACAATAGGTTCACACATAATCCTCCATTAAGGCTTCACAATTTTTGGATAGTCACCTCCTCCCGCAATCAGGTGACTATCTTTTTTACAAAAAAAATCCCCTACGCCAAAACGTAGGGGATTAGCAAATTCATTATTTAATTATACTACTTCTTTAAAATTTTGGTGGTTGTAGCTGTGTCAGGTTTACTTTGAGATACCTTTTTTGGCATTTTATCTGAACTAAAACTCTTGGCAACTTCATTTGCTTTAGTGGCGACCTTGAGATTCTCATCCTCCAAATCAGTTGGCGTCGTTACCAAATGTACATCAGTGATGACACCTAACATCCCTAAAATTGTTAAAATCGTGTTAATAATCGCCACAGTACTATGCAACTCAGCTGGAACTACTTTAATATTAAAAGCCGTTAAGAGCTGCTGAACAAGCACTAGCAATAACGAAATCAAACCAGCAATTAGCTTACCATTCCAACGACCATCTGCGTTTCTAAAACTAATCTTTTGCATTTTAGTTTCCCCTCTATAGAAATTTCTCCACTATATATACTAATAACGTCACTAGAACACCACTGAATAACACTCCAATCACCCAATTTTGAATCATAGTAATCCGATCCATTCGATGCTCCGTTTCAACTGATTTGGCCAAGGCTTTCTCCGCTTTTTGATCAGTTAAATCAACCTGTTTTAGCTTAGCTTCAATGTTATCGACTTTTGTTTTGGTGGCGGCCACATCCTTTTGAATACTCATGAGTAATTTGGTCGTATCATCTAACTGTGGCATTAGCTCACCACCAGTCGTTGACCAGGCAAAATTAAGGACGTTGTCCGCATACCATTAAGACTAGCCAAATGACTGACAGTAGTGCCGTAACGCCGCGCAATGGTCCATAAACTATCACCATATTTGATCGTGTAATAGGTATGTTGATTAACTAGGCGCTTACCATAACTTTGACCGCCATTTTCGCCTAAGGCAATGTAGCCGAATTGGCCGTTATATCGCAGATATTGCGCCCAAACATAATCAGCTTTAACAATCACTTGATTATAAACGACGCTCTCACCAGGATAATACGTCGCGATTCTTTGATAACTCGTCCCTGCTCCAGTCCGCACGTTGAGCGTCATGTTCGGGCAGAACAGTCCATGTTGGGCATAGCTCTGATTACGAATTTTAGCCGTGGCGCGATTATTTTGCCGGTCTTGTTGCTTAACGGCGCCTGGATCATTGGGTTTCACAGAAGAATGTTGTCCAGCCGTGTAGTAATTATTATAAAGTTGACTGACATCAAAACCACCGTAACTAATTCGCAAATGGGCCGCACCCGACCATTGCCAGGCATTGTGATTCGTATACCATTTTTGACCAGCCATGACATAGGGATAGCCAGCAATCCAACCCGTTTTATCCTTGATGGTCATCTTATTGTTGGCCCATGATCCTGAGGTATAAATATCGGCACGGTAGCCAAACTTCTGAATCTCTTGCATGAAGGTGGCATTGTTGCGGTCATTGGTCGCTTGGGACAAGTTGCCCTGCTCTTCGGCCTCCACGTCCGTTGCCAGTACTGCGCCCACCGGTAACCCTGCCACTTTAGCTGTTTGACCAGCATAATCAGCTTCGGCAATTGCCTGGGCCTTAGTCGTATAATGCGCAAAATGATAGCCGTTGACGTATAAGCCAGCGGCTTGACCATTCTTAATATTGCTGGCGGCGTAGCCATCTTTGAATGTGGTGCCCTCGCTAATCTTGACAGTGAGGGCCTTAACGCCAAATTCATTACGCATCGAAACGTACTCAGCGGTGCTCATGTAGCCGTTGTTATTCGACACATCGACCATATCCATGCGAGCAGCATTGGCATTCACCCCTAAAAAAAAAGCCGCCATCATGGCTGCCCCAGTTAAAATTATTTTATGCTTTAAGGGTTGTTTCATCTTGCTCATCTCCCGTTGCCATTTCAATATAGGCTTCAACGGTAATTGTCTGATACTCAACTGGGGTAATCCCTCCCTTAATAACCTCGAGACTAACTTCTTCTTTGGTCATAGTGTGCCAGAGTTGGTAGGCAAATTTAAAAATAATATACATTAATGGGTTCCTCCTTTAACTAACTGGGTCAAAGATTCCTCAAGTGAAGCAATATGTTCCTGTTGCTCAGTAACCTGCTGGGCTAGTTTCGTCAGCGATTGTTGTTCATTGCTTGGTTGATCTTCGACCACTGGTTGAATCGAGGGCGCGTAGTTTGGATCTTTAGTCAATACGCCATCAATCAACCAATAAGCACTACTATCAGTTGCTGTTAGAAAATCAGCAGGTAATTGTGACTCATCATAATCAATAGCATCCTCCAAACCTCCTACCAGTGCATAACTGACCACATGTTTAGTTTCATCAAGTTTGACTTGCATTTACAGCATCCCTCCTACTTCCTTCAAGAACCCATCGGTAATTGATGTGCTTTTACCATTAGCAAAGTATTTGGCACTCTTAATTATCAAGCTACGTTGATCTTGACCAATCTGCAACGCAACTTCCAAGGCTCTTAAAATCGTACCATCAAAGTTTAAAGCTGGTTGTGTTAAGTACAACATGTTATCTGACGCCCATGCCGGAATAAATTGGAGGGTATTACCAATTGTAAAATAGCAGCGAAATCGCAATTGCCGATAATTATCCAAAGTATCTCGTAACTTTAACACATCACCAACTTTGCCTTCACCAACCCACAAATCTTGAGGAATCGAGCTTTCTTGCCGCAACCATTTTCCCTGAAATCGTTCTTGGTAAACCCGTGCACCAATATAATAGAGAAAAGCAGTTTTAGTATCTTTAGCACCATATAAGACAAAACCATCGTGAAAACGGCTGCTCAATAGTGGCACATTTTTGGTGTTTGTTGTATAGAAATACAAGCCGGCCTGTTTGATTTGATAAACATCATCATTTGGCACTAATTTCACTTTATTAAAGTCGATATCTAATAGCGGGACACCTTTAATGGAAATGCCGTCCACAAAGTTCTTAATACCAGCAATGTTATTTTGGGTACTAGTTGTGTTCACTAATTTGTCAGCATCCACAATAGCGGCCGTTTCGGTTCTTGGGTGAATCACGGTTCCAGTAACATCTTGTAACTCTTTAATAGACATCTTTACTAGCCCTCCTTAATAAAAACCACATTTTTTAGCTTAGTGTTAAATTCGGTCTTTGACACGACATCATTAGTTGCCAGCTGGGTCTTGATGTTATCTAACCGGTCACTAATATTTTGTAGTTGAGTCTTGCTTAAATCGACTTTTTGACCTAAATCGGTTAAGAAGGTTTGTTGTTTGTCTTTTAACTCCGAGATTAACTGTTCATACTCGCTCAAGTAACTTTCAGAATTAATGCCAAACTCAACTAAGTTAGGTGAGACATCTACCACCACATCAATTGTCGTATCTACCTTATCGCCGAGCATTACTTTAAAGAAAGCTTGCTGGAATCGTCCCCGTGCTGTGAAAGTTTGCGCTGGAAAGACGTATCTAAAGATGCCCCCTTGCGGGTCTAACAAGATGCCGCCACTAGTATCAATGATCCGGGTACTATCAGCTTTGACCCCTTCAAAATTGACATGTTTACCGGTTAAATCATAGGGGTAATTATTGGCGTTCAATTTCACCGTGACGGTTTTCAAGCCACCATCGCCGACACGGGCATAAATGGCTTGTTGCGCTGGTTGTAAATTGGGTTGTTTCGTAATATCGTACACTAACTCTTGATTAGCCATCGTTAGCTCCTTTCTTACTTATCGTAATAATACGAATAGTCTTTAGCAATTTCCTGCACGATGTACTGATGGGCCTCCGGGGTGGGATGTAAGCCATCGTGCATCATCGTTTTCTTAAAAGCCGGATTATCTGGCTCAAAAATACTCGTGGGTTTCATTAGATCAACGTAAGGAACATCTTGTTGATTAAGATATTTCTTTTGGGCTTCCATATAGTCGATCAGCGTTAAGCCGAAAGTGTTTTTCGACTGTTCTGTCCGGTACTTGCCGTGCACATCGACGCACTGACGGGTACAATTGACCACAATTAACTTAGCCTTCGGGTTATTATTTTTAACCCGTTTAATCGTTTCCCGCAAGCCACCTAGATACGTTTTGATGTTCGTGTCACCCGCATAACCTAAACTAATATCATGCACCCAATCATCATCGGTACCCTGAATAATCACCACATCACATTGCTGTAATCGGCTAGCTTGATTGACAATTGCGTCATGATTATAATCACTCATTTTAGCGCCACCGACACTAAGGTTTTCCACATAGATATTATATTGATGAGCTAAAATATCCGGGAAGCCCCCAGCAGTTGCCGCGACGCTGTCGCCAATGACCCCAATCTTGCTGACTTTAGTCAACGATGATTGCTTTACAAAGTCATACAAAACTTGCCCGCGTGCAGTCTCATATAGGTTAGATAACGGGTTACTAGCCTCACTATTGGGTTCTTGAATGGGCGGTGTCGCCACACTAATTGTGTCGCCTAAAACAATGGCACGGATTTCACGCGTGTACTTTTCATCTAACTGGTTGACCTGATTTTTCGTGTCTTGATTGAACTTTTGAGCGGTGCTTTGTACGCCGGCAATCGCTTCCGCGGTTTGGGCCATAGCCTCGCGAACATCAATTCCATACTGCTTTTCGCGAATCGCCTTCGGCAGTTTCTGCAAGTCTAGTTTCCCTGTAATATGAGAACGATCACGATAATATTTATCTGTGTTGCTCAAAATCTCACCTCCTAGTTAAGTATTGGTTCTTGAACCGTGTTGATGGATCTTGGCTCATATCCACTTTAGTAGGAATACCCGCCAGGGTGCCTTTGTCGGTATATTGCCATAAGTCATAAGGATACCGCGGCTTAGTACCGTAACTCGGAATCCAAATACTCCCGACCTTGGTTGTATCGAGATTTAGTTGCTGATACAAATGGTTCGCAATATAGAGCACAATTTGACTATTCAGAATGCCTAAATCATTCAGCTGGCTAATGTACGCATTAACGGTACCGCGCATGTTGTTATTCTCGATGGCTTCAATATCAAGGGCATAGAACCGCGGTTGTTGTTGGCCTTTGACCACGTTTTGGACACGTTGATAAAAAGCACGTGCTTCGGCTTGACTATCAGCTTCATTAACCCCTCTAAAGAACGCATAGACGGCATAATTGAGCTTATTGGCCAAGACACCCTGAAGGTTTTTAACATGTTTGACATCAATGTAATTTTCACCGTCTTGGATCCTAATAACCCCTAAGGCTAAGCCAGCATTGCGGACTTGCGACCAATTAATATCACTTTGGAACTCTGATACGTCAACAATCGCACCGTTGTAGTAGCTTGGTTGATCGTGCGGTTGATCATGCGGCTTATCGTGCGGTTGATCTGGCTGAGATCCATTTGGAGAATCTGGTACGTTATTTTGCGTATTAAATGACGTAATATATTCACTAAATTTCTTAAGCTGATTGATTATCCTGATTTGATTAATTTGTTGACTAGTCAGTTTTTTATTCTGATTTCCAATCTTAATCGTGACGGTTTGCGGGTTAACTAGATCGACTTCTTTTTCGCTAACACTAATCGTTTCGTCAATATCCATAAACTTATCAATAATACGATAGCTATTACCGACCGCAAACGATTGAAACCGTTTGTCAATTAAAGCTAGATTAACAATGTCAACGCTCCAAGCAATCTCGGCCGATACTTGTTCTTTGAGATATTGTTCACCCTTTGTTTTAAGGATTCTAGCATCGTGCACATCGTCCCAAACATTAACCTTTTGGATAATGCCAAATTTATCAATTAGTTTTGGATCATCTAAGTAACGGCTACCATTATTAACGCTAGAAATATCAATCTTAGGAATCGGCTTATTACTATCTCGCTGGTCGTCTTTCTGCGCCTTTTCAGCGCCTAAGGGAACTAAGCGAGTAATAAGGTTGTTGACGTTGAGATCGCGCGTAAAGCTCTTTAAGTTCACACCTAACTCGATCGTTTGCTTGGTGTCCGTTCCCAGACGATTGACATAGTCCAAAATTAACTGACTATGAGGATTGCGCCCAATACGTAAAAAACCCCCTAGCCGATTAACTAACTTGTCCGTAATATTGTCTAACGTGTCTTTAGTTTCGTCTAAATAGCGGTAAACATTATCGGTGCTGTTAATTACATCGATGGTTCCTAGGGTGATTTTTTTGAAATCATCGACTTGTCTATTATGTTCGTCGATTATGATTTGTAAAAAGTCATTGACACTGGTGTTATGGATCTCACGGTAAACTTGGGCGCTGTCATGTAGATAAGCTAGCTCGCTTTCAAAACTCAATGTTTGTGTATGCGTGGTTGAATACACTTTGCTAACTTTGATGAAGCGACCTCGGAAAATGGTTTCCTTTGTCTGAAGGTCTTCAATTCTGATAAACCAGCGATAAGGCAAGATCCGATTGAACAACGTATTTTCTAGGCTAATGGCTAACGTTCCAGTGTCTATCCCACCAGACACTAAGCTTAGACTACCCGATACAATCCGATTACCATACACATCCGGTTCGTTAATAGCTTCTTCATTGCCTCGATAGGTTTCGCGAACTAATATTTTGTACACTACAGCATCACCTCGCTTTCCCATTGAAACTCAATATCACCGTTACCATTAACTGTAAGATCATTAATTCCCGGCTCTAATCTAAAGTTAGGGTTGTCTTGATAATTTTTGGTGTATTTGTATTTACCATTAATCGTCATATCATTCTGACAGATAACCTTAAGCCTTGATTTCAAATCGCTATCATTATACAAGCTAATTTTCTTAGTGCCTTTGACTGAATACTTGGTAAATTGCGCATACCCTGTTTCCAGACTAAAATTGTCCCAAATATCGTCAAACTGTCCTTTGCGTAGCGCATAGGGTGAAACGTTGAATTGTACCGTTATTTCTAACACATTGTTAACATGATCATCATTTGCTGTAACACTACTAGCCTTACCAAACCAATAAAACGGGAGATCATGACTATCGTAAATCGGCTGACGCATTGGTATTAGCAACAGCCTTTTACACTTTTGTTCTAGTAATTTACGATCGTGATAATTAATATTTAATGCTTTAAATTGATACTCAATCGTACGGTTATCAAAGATGCGTCGTCCAAGGATATCTGAAAAGTCAATTATCCCATCCATATAACCTATACTCTCGGTAACTTCTTTAGTTGGTGGGTTATTGGCAATCCGACCAGCTAAGTATAGATTTAATTGGCGACTATCAAAATTAGCAAATTGTACATACTCTGTAGGTCGTGGTCGTTGATACCCGAAATAAATATCATGATCCATTACCACCGATACCTCCGTTCATCTTCCATGCGTTCGCCTAATTGTTCGTTAGTTATATCGATCAACCTGCCATTGGCATTTAGATACACTGGGCGATCTTGTTTCAACGCGACTAAAATACGACTAAGCATATTTGTTAACGAATCATCTTCAGTACTCTGCTGATCATCAGTTATAACTTTTAATAATTTTCGTAACAATGAATTAGTTTCACTGCTATCTCGGTGATCAATATTAGTATTAACATCAGCAATTGGCTGAGCTCGCATCGTCGTGTCCATCGCCTTAGCTAATAACGGATAAGCTGTGACATCATAAGGGTTAATCACAAACTCATGGTGTTGGCTATTATCACCCACGATTACAGTTTGCTCGTCAAAGACTTCGCCACCATGAGCAAATCGGCGATGACCTTGTGGGCCACTATGCAGCCAATCAACCTTTGGAACACCCCAAATAACGGTGTGTCCAATACTGTTTCGCCAATCAGAATTATTGAAGAAAGCTAATAGCTCATCGAGCGGATTCATCCGATTAGTATGTCCTGGCATCGCAAAAGCAGCAAATGTCCCTGGTGTGAATTGTAGAATCCCACCAGCTTCATTACCGCCGCTATTGCCATCGTGAATAGTTTGAATCACAGACTTACCACCAGACTCACTCATGATAGTCGCTTGCAAAAGCTCACTGAAACCTGCCGGAAGACTATCAATGTGCATCATTTTGGCGGCTTTCTCAATTAAACCTGGATTGTAGTGACCAGCCTTACCGTCAGATACTTCCAGTGACTTTTTGGTACTATTTAACATTTCCTTGAACTTATCAACTGCTATGCTTGATAGCTTGCTAATGGTACCGCTAGCTAAGTCGCCAAAACTAGCTGCCCTCTTAAATAAACCATCAGTGGCTTTATGAAGTAGCTTGGAGATATTACCGAGAGGATCTTTGAGAAACTTCTCAACAGCCTCGGCCTTGTCACCAATCCATGATCCAATGTCAGATAGCTTACCTTTAGTCCAATTAATCGCATCTCCAACAATCCCACCGTTTGCGTAATGATCGACCCCGGCAGACGTCATAATAGAAGCTGTTTCATCGCCATTGTATACTCGTGTGCCAACTGGCAAAGGTAGCACTGCATTACGTTGATGCGTCATCTTGAGTTCACCAGAAGGTAGTTGTAACAGTTCCTTCCAGTTCTGACCGGCACCATCGTTGACCATCGATAGACGAGTATGCACGACGCCACCTTGGGCAAACTTAACTGGATCTAAATGGCGAATACTGGTTTTATGACCAGTGAAGAATTTCCAAACCGAATCAATCGCATCTACACCGGCATTAATAACGCTCAAAACACCGTTAATACCATCTTGGGCGGCCTGTTTAATACCTTTCCAGATATTCTTGAAAAAGTCACCAAGTCCTTGCCACATACCATGCCAAACAGTACTAATTGCATCTAATACTGATGAAATAATATCGTGCATCCCACTCATGTAAGCTTTAATCGCTTGTGAGATAGCCTTCCAAATGTCTGAAAAGATGTTTTTGATATCTCCCCAGACTTTACTCCAGTTGCCATGAATAATATCAAGAATAGTTTGAATTACGTCAGAAATGACATTCATTGCCCCAATAATTAGTGGCTTAATCACATTCCAAACAGATCTGACTACCGTGCTAATAACCTTCCAAGCAGCTTTCCAGACGGCTTTGATAATATCCATTCCAGCTGATATAAGCCCCTTAATTACAGCCATGCCTATATCAATGATTGGCTTAATAATCGCCCAAGTTTCTTTTACTTCAAGTGATAGATAACCCCAGGCAACCTTCCAGAGTGCGCTTACTACTGCCATGCCAAGCTTAAGAACTTTCTGAACCATCTTAATTCCAGCCGAAACCACTGGTTCAATCTCTTTCCAGACTGACTGAATAGATTTAACCGCTGATTTGAAGAACGGGCCAAACGTCTTTTTGATCCACGCTACAGCATTACCAAGCCACTTAGTAGCATCCTTATACCAAACTTTGATTGTATCAACAAGCCCGTTTACGAACTCACGGAACTTTTTATTATGCTTATACAACTCAACTAAAGCTAACACGATTGCCGCAATAGCTGTAATCCAGATGGTGAACGGCACTGCTTTTAGTGCTGCTCCAAATGATGATAGAACACCAGAACCGCTCTTTAATGAAGTCGCAAACTCAGTTACTGGCTTACCAAGATTCTTTAGGCCAGTAGTTATTTTTAAGTTATCGTTAATAGACTTGATACCGCCAATGAATTTGCTAACATTTTTCAAAACAAACGCTCCGGCTAGTATTTTCCCGAAAGTTTGAATGGCTGGTCCATTACTTGATAACGACTTTAAGCCATTAGCTAGACCACCAACTGATTTTGATGCATCTTTACTGTGGTTTGATACTCGTCCAAGAGGATTAACTACAAATCCAAGTACCGAAACCACATCATTAATAGCCGCACCCATAACTTTAAACGCGATAGTCAGACTACTCTTAACAATACTGCCAAACTCTTTAATATTACCAGCGTTCTTGGCAAGCCAAGCTGAAAGCTTGTTGACTGACTTACCAGCGTTTTCAATCATCTGATCTAAGGAATTTGTAAATCCCTTGCCAGTGAAATTATCGCCAGCAAAGGCTTTAGTAACCGTAGCAAATCCTTTATTTACCTTATTACCTAAGCCTTTAAATAAATTCTCAGTATGACTTTCAGATACCCATTTAGAAATGGTGCCAAAGATTGGGTTCTGTGCTTTGAGTAGCGGTTCTTCAATTTCACCTAGAAGTTTTGGCATTTGTGCTTTAACTGTCCGTTGCATACCGGTCATAGTTTGTAGCATATTATCCGCGGCTTCACCATACTTATGATTCCCTAATTCAGTAAACACACTTTCCAGGTCTTTACCAGTGATTTTTCCTTGGCGAGCCATGTTACGCATTCCTGCAACGGTTGTATGTTCATGCTTGGCAAGTGCTTCATCAATCATTGGAAAATAAGCACCTATCTGATTTAATTCACCGGCAGATACTTTACCAGTAGCTAACCCATGCACCATATCCTGGGTTACTGACTTCATTTGATCACCAGTGAGCCCAACAGCATCACCCATATTTAGCATGGCCTTTGACAGGTCGTCAGCTTCAGACTTACTGGAGTGTAAATGATAGAATCCTTGTTCTAGCTCGTTCACTAGACTACTAGCTTGACCAGTCTTCTTGCTTAAATCATTGATTGTGCTGACCATACCTTTGGCTTGATTAGCTGACCCAGTTAAAGTTGTCCATGTTTGTAACATAACCTGCTGTTCTTTGTCAAAATCATAGCCGGCTTTAGTGGCTTCGATAATGCCATCTTTTACTTTGTCATAAGCTCCGTACAATGCATTACCAATAAATGTGCCTTCAATAATGTCACGTAATCGGTGGCCGTTTTCACGTGTCTTTTTGGCGCTTTCATTAAATTTTTGAAACCCCTTACTGAAGCCATCTTTTACTTTTAGCAGCAATAAATGTTCCTTGGGAATTTGCTTAATTCGCTCGCTGAGATGTTTGAACATATTGGTGAACTTATCCTTAGCACGCAAAAACACGGAGCGCTCCTTAGGAACGTCCCGCACTTTGCGTGAGAAGAGGCCAATATTTTCATCGTTGATTTTAGACTTTAATGTCGTCATAACATCATGTGGAATCTCTTTGAGATGGTCAATTAGGCCGTTAATCTTTTCACGGATTGAGTTGCTTGAATTAGTGACTTGGTCTTTATACTCATTAAAGTTAGCTTTGGCTTCGTCCATCGCTTCCTTCTGCTTGGAAGCGTAGTTACGCCATTGTTCACCGCTTTCGCTGACCTTAGAACCCATACTAGTAGCAGCACGAACGGCTTCACCCATCGCTTGACGAGCGTTAGCAACCCCTTGGCTAATCTGATCCATAAATTTCCAAACAAATGTCTTCTCAACAACTGCACTCATTAATCGGCCTCCTCTCTGTCAGCCTTGGCTTCCATTAGTTTTCGATACATAGTCATTTGGGGCGTATCTGGTTGCCGTTCCTCAACAGTTCGAAAATCAGTTAGCTTGTTAATTTCATTTGTAATCTGCTCATCTGAACGTTCTACTACCTCATCCAACGGCTGATTAAGTTCAACCCCATAAGTTGCTTGTGGCATTAAACGAGCGTGCATCTGCTCGCGTTGCTGATTAAGCACGTTAACCTGATAGCCATGCCAAACAGCTTTAAACTCAGCCGGCGTTAACTGTTCTAATTGTTCCGGAGTTAAGCCGGCACTTCGGGCGTAACTAATTGCGGTGTACCAGGTTGCAGAACTTTGTTCAGCTTGTCCAGTTGTGTTTGTAGTTGTTCCATGCCCAATTGATCCTTGTTGTATTGGTCGCTGCCCTCTTTTTCCGAGTCCAACTTCTTCTGCATGATATCCAGAATCTTGTTGTACCCTTTGACAAAACTGGTAAGCTTCCGAGCTAAAAAATTGTCAGCATGTAAAGACTGAATGATATCCGAATAAGCAGCATTGGTTTTGTCATCGTCAGCGAAGATGGTATCTTCAAGAGCTTCCACCACTTTGTCACGACTAGGTTGAGAGCGCTTGAAGTAGGCCAAGGCATAATAATACGCGTTTACAATTTGCTCTGGATCTTCGTCTAATAAACCATCAACGAGGACATCAAATCCGTCGCGACCATCTGCACTAAGTTCTTTCTTTACTTGGTTAGCAAAAGCGTAATTAAGTTTAGGGGTACAAGTAGTGCCATCAATCATTAAATTTTCCATAGTTTATATCTCCTTTGTTACTTTCCAAATTGCGGTTTAATGGAATTATCATTATCAATCTTGGAGCTTGTACCAATATCCGTATTGTGGGCAAAATCAAACATCTTCAATCCATCCACTAATAATTGCGGGTCAATTTCTGACACATCTAATACACCATCTTGGGTATTGCCATCGATGTTGTAAGTGATATTAGCATGTAACAAATTGTTAACCGCTTCAGTTTCAGGTAGACCATTGGGCTTAGCCATACCAAATTCAGCTGGCACCGATTTCACATTACCATTAGCATCTAATTTTGCTTCGTTGAAGTCTATACGCCAAATACCCACTGCGACATCTTTTTCAACCACCTTCTTAAGTCCATCATGGATTTTATCGCCAATTATCCAGTATGAATCAACGACAAAAGTTTCAGTTCGTGACCCAGATGTATGGACCACACCTTGCTTTAATTTAATAGCTGAACTAGCACGCGTGTTGGTTGTGCTAGAAGTCGCTTGTAACCCCAATATTTGAATTTGTGCTGCTTTATCATCCCAAGGAAACTTAATCCCGTATAAAATTTTGTCAGCATTTTTTGTTTGTAACTTTACTCCTGCCATGTAGTGTTTCCTCACTTTCCATAAACGAAAATATCAAATAAATAAGCCAACCGAGTTAACGGTCGACTTTCTAAACTGTTATCACTTAATTTGCGCATTGTCGAGCTATCATATCTAGCTGGCCATTCGGTTAGTTCTAACCGTTGCATCGCGTTGATAACTTGACGACCTAATGCGTATGCTTGACCAACATTAGCTACATCGGTATAGACATCGACAGCCACAGTACCTAAGAAGTAATCCATAACTTTAATGTCAGTTTGCTCTTGCTCATTCTGCAAGCTGACAACTACCTGTGGAAACTGCGTTGGCCGCTGCTGGCCGAAGTCATAGACTGGAACGTTCAATGCTCTCAGACATTGTTTCACGCTTAATAGCAAATCTTCTTCAGGCGACATTTACTCACTCCCCAATACAGCCAAACGCATGATACGGTCAAAATCATTCTCGAGCCGTGTAGCAATCTTTTCACCCGTAGGCTTCATAAATGGTTCGGCAGCCATTTTATAAGTGCCATATTCTACATAGACACCATAGTATTCAACGCCATCTTGACCAGTTATTGGCTTCTTACTACCGCTACCTGCAATAGCTGCCAATGCCCGTTTTTGATCTGCGACTGTCGCCATCGGCAATACAGATACTGACTTACCATCATCACTAATTTTAATCTTTAGCGATCCTTGTAGAGTACCTGTTGGATCGTAACCAGACTTGCTATGTCCAACTTGAGTACGTTCTAAACCTTGCGCTGCTTCTTGTTCACGTACGCCAGCATTCTTAATAAACACCTTACTGAGTACCACGGCTCGATGGTATTCCTTATTAGCTTCTTCCAGCGCCTCTGGCATCCCGTTACGTGCAAGCCCTCTAGCCGTCTCAAATAATTGCTTGAAATAGTCAACGTCAATCGAAAATGTGACGGCAGGTATCTTGTCATAGTTATTCGTCATGTAGTATCACCTCATTGCGAATAATATAGAACGCAGTTTGCTTCTCGTGATGACTGACCTTTTGAATTTCATGTGTCGTAGCATTATTACCAACAACATATTCATCATTAAAGCCAATTGCGTCAGCCTGATAGCGTCCATAGACACGAATAACTGTTGCGTTGTATACCGTGCCATTTGGCGCAAATGTTAAATTAACCTGTTGAATATTAGCTGGCACTACTTGGCTTTGATAACTTACTTGATGATTAAGACCATTAGGTTCATCATCAGGAAGCTTAGTCAACAAATAAACTTTATTTGGATAACGCATAGTATCACCACCCAATCGCAGTGGCACCACGAGTAGTATTAGCTTGGCCATCAATCCAAGCTTGTAGATCATGATAGTACGGCGCTAAATCATTAACATTGAACTGAAACGACAGCCCTTCCTCGCTATGAGACCTTTCACCCTCATTGTGGAACTTGTTGAACTTAGTTACAGCTAAGTTTTCTACGATATAATCCAATCCAACAGGTAAGTCTTTAACCCGAAATGACTTTCCTAGATACAGAACAATTGCTTGTTCAGCATGGTCAATATACAACTTCAGGCGAGCTTTTTCATCATCAGTAGGTTCAATACCTAACAAAGTGATAACGTGCTTTAACGTAGCGTCATCATCTTTTAGATCACTCATAAGCTATCTCCTAACTATTTACCAGCTGGCGTTGTAGTCGTTGCCGCAGGCATAATAACATCAGCACTTGTTACAAACTGAGCCATCGGGATCAACTTGTGATCGTAGACTTTTGACCAGTTAGTACCATCAGCTAAGTCAGTCATTGAAGGATAAGTTTTGCCTGGGTTTTTGGCAACAAAGTTACTTTCATTCCAAGATAAACCTTGTGGTGCAAAGACAAACCGACGACGGTTAACAAGGTAATCAACCCCGTGGTTTTTCAATGGATCACGATTGGTTTCAACCCCATTAGCGACTGGCAGCTCAGAATAACCAACAGCCCCTTGTGCAAACAAGTAACTCGTGTACTTGCCATTATCAACCGGTAAACTATCGTCAACCACAATTTGGACGCCTTTGATTTTGTCACCTGCATCAGGCGCTTGAATTGCCGTTGGCACATTATCATTGCCGTTTAAGACAAAGGTGGAGTTATTCTTCGCGTCAACTAAGTTTGCATCCTGCAATTGACGGAGAATGTCAGAATGAATCGCTACAATTGCCAAGTCTTTATACCGGTCACCCAGCAAGAAGCGGGCCTTGTTAAAGTTCTTTAAGCTGAACGTGGTATCAGTCTTATCAGTCGTAGTATCTAATTGATTGACACCTTTCATACT